TTATGTTAGAGTATTCAAGAAATAAACAAACACAAGGGGATATAAGAAATGGCAATAGCAATAAGCGCACAAGAATATAACTGGTCGGGAGGCACGATGAATATAACGTGCGATCCATCAACAACAGCTTTACTTGAAATGAGCCAAGATGATTTACCATTTGTAAAGGTTAGTAATGATGCGGCAGGCGTATCAAATGGCGTTATATCAGCAGATAGCGCAATACAATTAACGCAATTAAGCAGATGCAAGATTAAGTTCACATTTACCGGTACAAATATAATTAGTTTTAAACCAGTCTGATTCAGTCGGGCACATCAAGCGCTTCGGGGGCAAGATGAAATTAACGGACAAAGAAGAGTTGTATTGCCAATCTTTTGTACTTAGTGGTGGCAAGAAAATAAAAGCTTATGAAGATGCTGGTTACAGCATGAAGATGGGAAAAGCTAAAGCCGCAATAGAAGCAGACAAGATATTCAATCGCCCTAACGTAACCCTAAGGATAAAAGAGCTACAGAAAGGCCGTACAGGCGCTATAATTAAGAGTAAAGAAGACAAGCTTTTAATATTGGAAGCGGTCATGGAAAAATGCTCAAGGGATGACCCTGATAAAGGGATGATTAACGCTCCATCGGTCATCGCCGCAATTAAAGAGCATAACTTAATGCAGGGGCATAACGCGCCTATCGAGACGACAACAAAAGACGACACTATAACAAAAGTGCAAATAGAGGTTGTAAGTGCTAGTAAAGATTAAAGCAACAGAGCCTCAAGCGGCTTTTTTAAATCTAAAGTGTAAATTCCCTGCTTTTGTTGCTGGCTTTGGTACTGGTAAAAGTGAGGTTATGTGTAACGACGCTCTACTTGACTCAATAGAGGGCGGTAGTGATTCATTGATTGCGATGTACGAGCCTACTTATGATTTGGTAAGGCTAATACTAGCACCAAGGATGGAAGAAAAGCTTATTGATTGGGGTGTTCGTTATAAGTACAACAAATCAGAAAACATAATATACACATCAAACGGCCAGTTAGGTGATTTCGTGCTGAGAACGCTAGACAATCCATCTCGAATAGTTGGTTACGAGTCGTTCAGGGCAAAAATAGACGAGCTGGACACACTAAAGAAAGAGCACGCACTCGAAGCATGGACAAAAATAATCGCGCGAAACAGGCAGAAGCCAAAAACCTATAAAAACACTTCAGGAAAGCCGTGCAATACCGTGGCTGCATTCACGACGCCTGAGGGCTTTAGATTTGTCTATGATAGGTGGAAGAGAGACCCTAAAGACGGCTATGAAATGATTCAAGCGGCAACCACATCAAACCCCTTTCTTCCTGATGATTATGTTGATTCGCTCAGGGCTAGCTACCCGTCACAACTGATAGAGGCTTACATAAAGGGTGAGTTTGTTAATTTGCAAGGCGGTACAGTTTATCGTGTTTTTGATAGACGGCTAAACTCTACCGATATAACAGAGAAGGCAGGCGAAACGCTCCATATTGGTATGGATTTTAACGTGGGCAAAATGAGCGCAATAGTTCATGTTGAAAGGAGTGGCAACCCTGTTGCTGTAGCTGAATTATTCGGGCTGCTTGATACTGACGAAATGATAGCTGAGATAAATAGGCTTTATGGCGATCATTATATTTGCGTTTATCCTGATAGCTCTGGTAAAAACCGTAAATCAGTTAATGCTAGCGAGACGGACATCACAAAATTAGAAGATGCGGGCTACTCTTTATACTATGATTCTACAAATCCATTCGTTCGTGATAGAATAAACGCTATGAACGCAATGCTGTGCAATGGTCAAGGCGAGAGAAGGTATCTTATCAATACTAATAGATGCCCTCGCTATACTGATGATTTAGAGCAGCAAGTTTACAATAAACATGGTGAGCCGGACAAGGCGCACGATAACGATCATATGCCGGATGCAGGCGGTTATTACATAGCCTATGCATTCCCAATAATTAAGCCAGTATCAAGTGTAGGGTTCCAATGGGCGACTTAAAAATAAAACCAAATTGCGAATACAATAAATTTGCCCCTCGCTGGCAAAAAGTGCGTGATATTCTCGATGGTGAAGCAAGGTTAAAGCAAGTTGATTTAGGTCGTGTTGGCACTGGATTTAAACCAAATAGCACGGCTAGTGCTTCTAATCCTTTTAATGTTTATTATTTGCGCCCGCTTAACCCCACTGATACTAGCGACTATAACCAGGCTCGAAACGCTAATTATATTTGTGGTGCTCGGTTATACAATGCCACAGTAAAAACGCTTTCTGGCTTAATGGGCATGGTGTTTCGTGTTGAGCCTGTTACTCCTGATTTACCAACTGAACTAAAATATTTACCTGATAACGTTGATGGCTCAGGCCTTGATATAGAGCAACAAATGCAAGCCGTTGCAGGTGATGTGTTGTCGATTGGCCGTGGTGGCTTGCTAACTGATATGCCGCGTAACGATGAGGGCAAAGCATTAACTCAGGCTGATGTTGATAACGGTTTTAGGCCAACAATCCAAGAATACAAGGCTGAATCAATTATTGATTGGCATGAGTCGGTTATTAATGGCGCTAAAAAGCTTGATTTACTCGTTTTATCTGAGTGCGTAGAGCGGTTTGTTGATGACTCATGCTTTCAGCGCGAAACAGTGCAGCAATTGCGCGTGTATCGCCTTGATGATAGCGGCGTAAGTGTTCAAGTGCTTATTAATGACGAAGGTGAATTAAAGGAAGAATTGTTTATCCCTGTTATGGGTGCCAATAATGAGCAGTTAAAAGAAATACCATTTGCTTTTGTTGGCTCTAAAAACAACCAACCAGGCATTGATAGGTTGCCACTTGAGCCAGTAACAGATATTAACTTAGGTCATTATCAAGAGTCGGCAAACCTTGCTAGCTCATCGTTTCAATTAAGCGCTTGTCAACCGGTTATAGCTGATGACGCATACTCTCGCGCATTGCGTGACCCTAAAAACTCAGGGCCACAAAAGCTAGGCGAACAATCAGCAATAGTTTTAGGTAGTGGTGGTCGTTATGATTTAGTTTCACCGCCTGAAAACAATTTAAGCTCAGGCATTCAAGGGTCATACGAGCAACAAATGATTGCCCTTGGCGCTCAGTTAATAACAAGTGGTGGCGGTGCAGAAACGGCTGAAGCAGCTAGGATTAAGCGCGCTTCTGACGTATCAGATTTAGAGGTTGCTACTAGAAACATATCAGCTGCTTATAACAAATCACTTAAATTTGTTTGTTTATTTATGGGCATTGAATATAACGACAAATGGACGTTTGAGTTAAATACTAATTTCTTTGAAAGCAAAATGACCCCACAAGAAATTGCAGAGCTAGTTAAAACTTGGCAGGCTGGCGGTATCTCTAAAGCTGTTCTTGATTATAATTTGCAGGCTGGCAAGGTAATCAAGGCTGATGAAGATTTAGAGGTGATGAATGACGCTATCGCAGAGGAAACAGCAAGTGATGTTGATTTTGACGACGAAGCAAATAATGAAGCTGTCGAATAATGGCTGACACTTCAGAGCAATTAAAGTCTATCGACGTTAGAAACCAAGTGTTGCTTGAGCGACTAAAAGATGGAGAACATAAAAAGTTTGCTCCATTCTTGAAGCGCATAGAAAAGGATTTGCGCAACGCACTATCAAACGCAGGCGAAACGATAACAACAAGGAAACGACTTAACGCGTTACTTTCTGATGTTACTAGCCTGCAAAAATCAATATACGACGATTACAACAAGCAGTTAACTATTGACTTGGGTGAGATAGGCTTGCAGCAGGCGGGCTTTGAAGCCAATAGTTACGACTCTGTTACTGTGAGCTTTAGCGCATCAACTCCAAGCGCTGAGCAGGTGTTAACCGCTATTAGGGTAACACCAATGCAGGTTAGTAACTATGCGGGCAATCAGCTGCTAGAGCCTTTTATTAAAGACTGGTCTAGCGACCAAATACAGCGCGTTAACAACACGATAACCCAGGGCTTTTACCAAGGCCAAACCAATGCGCAAATTACACGAAACTTACGCGGCACAAAATCCGCTAAGTTTAACGACGGCGAGCTAGCGAAAATAAACCGGGCAAATAAAACAATAGTAAGAACGGCTGTGCAGCACTCTTCAACGCAAGCAAGACAGATTACAATGAAGCAAAACAGTGATCTAGTTAAAGGGTACGAGTGGGTATCAACCCTAGATTCAAAAACAAGCGATCAATGCGCGTCATTGGACGGTAGGCGCTTTAAAGTTGGAGAAGGACCACTTCCCCCGATACACCCGAATTGCCGCAGCACAACAACCCCCGTACTAAGTGATAAATTCGACTTTTTAGACGAGGGTGCAACAAGAGCAAGTAAAGGCGCAGAAGGTGGCACACAAGTTAGCGCTAAAGAATCTTATTACTCGTGGCTTAAAAAGCAGCCGGTAGCATTTCAGACTGATGCAATAGGACCAACAAGAGCAAAGTTGTTAAGGAGTGGCGGGCTAAGCGCTGATGATTTCGCAAAGCTATCACTTGGCAAAAACTTCCAGCCGCTAACCCTAAAAGAGATGCAAGCTAAACAGCCCGCAGTATTTGAAAAGGCAGGCGTTAAGCTTTAGGTTGAGTGTATTTTGAATTAAACTGATTCCGTGTTAAAATATAACCAGTTAATTAACGGACGGGCATATTATGAACTTTGAAGATTATGGCTTAGAGGGCGAAGTACTCGCTAAAGCCAAAACAGATTACGAAGCAAGCATTCAGGGCTTGAAGAATAAAAACGCTGAGCTTATCGAGCGCGAAAAAACACAAAAGCTATCTAACGAAGAGTTAACGCTAAAATTGCAGACTCAAGAAGAAGATGCGAAAGTTGCTTTAGCTGAAAAAGATGGCACGGTTGAGCAGTACAAAGCCGCTGTTGCTGAGCGTGATGAGAAAATCAATTCTATTCAGTTTGAATTTAAAGAAGCTGAAAATAAACGTGTGCTTGAAAGCTCAGTAAATGAATTTTCAGCGGTGCTAGCAGATGACCCTGCCGGACGTATGTACATGCAGAAACTATTTCAAGACTCTGTTGATGTGGTTGATGGCGCAGTTAAGCCAAAAGACCCAACGCGAAGTTTGGAAGACTTAACGCAAAGCATTGTTTCAGACAAAGCTAATGCTAAATACATCAAAGCCAATGTTGGCAGCGGTGGGAACTCTCAGGGTTCAACAAGTGGTGGCTCGGCTACTCCTGTCAACAAACCATTCAATCAAATGACCATGAGCGAAAAACTCGCACACATGGAAACAAAACAATAAAAGGGGCCTATCATGGGTTTAGCAAATTTCGATATTTTTAATAAATGGGTTCAATCTACTGCAACAGAAGTGGTTGATCAACAAACAGCATTGTGGAATGGAGCAACGCGCAACGCGCTATCTTTGGTTAGTGCAAACGATAACGCGGGTGATTTGGCTGAAAAGTCAAGTTATGCGTTAATGGCTGGTCTTTATGGTAACCGCGATCCATCATCTACAGCAGCATTAGCCTCTACGCCATTGGCGACACTTAAAGAAGCGGCTGTAAAAGTTGGCATGGGCTCATTGCCTATGGAGTACACTGGCTCAGCATTTGACTGGACTCTACGCGACCCGCGCGAAGCTGGTATTGCATTTGGCGAGCAAGTCGGCGCGGCTAAGTTTCAATACATGCTTAACTCTGCGCTTGCCTCTATCGTTGGTGCAATTACAAATGTTGGCGCTACCGCTGTTTACGATGGCACAGCGGCAGAAGCAAACCTCAAGGCACTTAACGCCACTGCTCGCTTGTTTGGTGATAGAGCTGCGTCAATAACCACATGGGTCATGCACAGCAAATCATTGCATGACATTTATGATGATTCATTAACCAACACAGGCCGTTTATTTACCTTTGAATCAGTACAGGTAATGCAGGACGGTTTTGGCCGAATCTTAGTTATGACTGATTCACCTGCGCTATTCTTTGATAATGCCGGCACAGATAACTACTATCAAATTGGCTTGGTTGGCTCTGCTGTTATGATGCAAGATAACGGTGATTCTCGCGTATACACAGAAACAAAAACCGAGTTCGACAACGCTAAAGAGCTAATCAAAGAAGAAGCCAGCTTTAATATTGGCCTTAAAGGTTACACTTACAACGGTTCAGTACAGCCTGGCGATGCTGATTTAGCATTAGGCACAAACTGGGTAAAAGTTGCTACGTCATTAAAAGACACAGCCGGCGTTATCGCGCAAACATTATAAGGGGTCAGCATGAAAACATTAGTTATTTTAAAAAGCGCATTCTCTGTCGAAGAAGCAGCAGTACTTAAGGCAAGAAACCCAAGCACCAAAGCTCGAAAGGTTACCCTTTGCGATAAAAATGCATTTAATCTTATTGGTTTTGCGGGTAAGCAGGTTGTCGCTGCTGACTTCGACAAAGAAGATAAGCTAACGCCTTATATGCTATTAAAAGCTATAGAGCTAGGCGCGACCGAAGATGTTGTAGCTAAAGCATCAATAGCCGAAAGCAAAAAGTAAAGGCTTAAACTTTAAACTGTGTTAAAATGGAGCTATCAAGGCTCCATTTTTATTTGGAAAATACAATGGCTTTAATAGTAGAGGGCGGCACGGGGT